GAAGTTGGTACTATGGATGCGGTAGGTTTAGCTAACGAATTGACACCCTTGTTTGACAGCGAACAAGACAACGTATACAGCAGCAGGGATAAGGGTTAACCAGTGGAAGTAATAGACAACAAGGCCATAGTATTAAAAACAAAACGCCCGCACCTCATTATTGAGAACATAAAGAAGTCTCAGGTACTTTCGGAAGACGGTGGTGTATTTAAAATAGCGGTGCACTGGGGCTTGCAAGAAGCACAAACTTTGGCCCACTTGAAAGTTAAAGATGTGCCGTCTCCCATAGAGCGAGACTACACATGGGTTGGTAAGCACAAACCTTTTAAGCACCAGCGCACTACATCTAGTTTCTTAACCCTGCACAAGAAAGCCTTTTGTTTCAATGAGCAGGGGACAGGCAAGACCGCTTCTGTTATATGGGCCACTGACTACCTGATGAATAGAGGAGATGTAAAGCGAGTCTTAGTTATAGCTCCGCTGTCTATTATGAAGTCTGCATGGCAGCAGGACTTGTTCAAGTTTGCGATGCACAGGTCTTGCTCTGTAGCTCATGGTACGGCAGAGCAAAGACGCAAGATCATTGGCGCAGGTGCGGAGTTCGTCATCATAAACTTTGATGGTGTTGCTGTAGTCAAGGACGAAATCATAGCCGGTGGCTTTGACATGGTTGTAGTAGATGAAGCCAACGCATACAAAAATGCACAGACCAACCGCTGGAAAATACTGCGGGACATTGCAGAAACAGTGCCGTGGCTATGGATGCTTACTGGTACACCTGCAGCACAGTCTCCTATGGACGCTCATGGGTTAGCAAAGCTGGTGAATCCTGAAGGAATACCCAAGTACTTTGGGCAGTTCCGGGACAAGGTTATGTACAAGGTGACTCCCTTTATATGGAGAGCTAAGGCCAATGCAGACAGCATCGTCCACGAAGCCTTGCAGCCTGCCATACGGTTTGAGAGAGATCAGTGTCTGGACTTACCCCCCGTCACTTACGTAGAGCGAGACGCTCCTCTCACTAAGCAACAGCTGGTCTACTATAAACTGCTTAAAGACCGCATGGTGATGGCTGCAGACGGGGAGTCCGTTACGTCTGTTAACGCCGCTACTAACCTAAACAAGCTACTGCAAATATCTGGTGGGGCAGTGTACTCAGATGACCACGAGGTAATACAGTTTGATGTAAGCAGCCGACTGAAAGTAGTTAAAGAAGTTATTGAAGAAGCTTCACACAAGGTGCTTGTCTTTGTTCCTTTTACGCACACCATTGATTTACTTCATGAATTCCTAACAAAAAATAACGTTAAGTGTGAAGTTATAGCAGGGAAAGTTTCAGTTAATAAACGGGCAGAAATAATAAAAGATTTCCAAGAGAAAATTGACCCTCACGTCCTTATCATACAACCGCAAGCCGCATCACACGGCCTCACCCTAACCGCTGCCAACACAATAATTTGGTACGCTCCGGTTACAAGTGTAGAGACGTACCTCCAAGCCAACGCACGGATTAACCGGCCCGGGCAGCACAACCCAATGACTGTGGTACACATCCGTGGGAGCGGGGTAGAGGATAGGTTATATCAGATGCTGGGTAGTAAAATCGCAAACCACACTAAAATAATTGATTTGTACAGGCAAGAATTGAAAGCTTGACAATGTAAAAGAGGTTGCTAAACTGGGTATCCCTTTTTAGGAGCTGCCATGACTATTACCGCTGATAACCTTGCCGCTATGTATCTCAAAATGCGAGAGGCAATACAAAACAAAGAAGAAGAGATTAAAGAAATTAAAGGAGAGCAAGAAATTGTTACTGCTCAACTACTTGCACTGTGTGAAGAGCAGAATACAGATGGTCTTACTACACCCTCTGGCACTATATCTCGTAGAGTCCTGTCTAGGTTTTGGACAAGTGACTGGGAGAAGATGTACGAGTTTATTAAAGAGCACGATGCCACGCACGTACTAGAAAAAAGGATTCATAACGGCAACATGACAGAATTCCTTGCTGAAAACCCTGATCTTTGCCCCAGTGGGCTGCAGTCTGATCGTAGGTACGCCATATCTGTACGTAAGCCAAGAGCTAAAAGTTAAATGGACCAACTTGTATTACATGACGGGGGTTTTGAACCACGTAGCTTTTTCTGCACTCCTGCAAAGTGCGAGGTATCCATACTCAATGTGGGTACTCTTGCTAGGAGTTATGCAGGGCACAGTGGTCAAGTCGTATGCTGGTCTACCGATGCTAAATTTCCAGCAGGCGATGTACCCAGTGATACTAAGCAAGCCACACGGTGCTTAGACTGCACACAGAGCATAAAACAAGGGGGCATGTACAAGGGTACGCCTTGCAAGTTTTACACAGTTGTACAGCTGTATTTACCTGCGACTGAGGAGGTATGTTTTTTACGGTTGGGGGCAGCAAGTTTGTTCTCACGCCACCCAAGTTATCTTTCGCTTTTTAAGTACATAGATTACTTAGCAGCTAACGATGAAAAGGTAGGAGATATTTTAACAAACATATATTTTGGGGGTGAAAGCGGGTTACCCAAGATATATTTTAAGCCGGTTCGATCCTTAACTAAGGTAGAGCTACTCCGTATAAAGCAGCTAAATTTTTCTGCTTTAGACACCCACAACCCGTTCCAATTAACCATAGAGGAAAACTTTATGAGCGAGTCAACGACTACTCACTTGATTAAAAATGTAATTGCACACTACCCCCGGTTAGATCAGCCGTATCACTTTGACAAAACAGCAGGGGCAAACGGGAAAAGTGTTCCATGCCCAGCGACTACTGCCAATGCCCGGTATGAAACTGACTTTTTGCTAACTGAGGAGCAAGCAGGGGCTTTATACAAGGTCATGCAAAAAGCTTACACGAACTCTCCGCACAGGGATAAGTCATGGCCTGATGCATTAGCGCAGCCATTTAAGATGCATGAAGATTACTTTGTAGGCAAATGCAACTTTAAAGCTATGTACAAAAACGAAACCACAAAGCCGCCAGCAACATTCGATGCCTCAAACACACGTCTACCTGAGGATTTCCTGCTGACTTCAGGCAGTATCATCAACGTATTCGTGGAGCTTGTGCCATTTAATATGACCACCAGTGGTGTCTCTCTGCGGCTGAAGGGTGTGCAGGTTATAAAGTACGTCCCCTACGTTCCCTCATCCCCCTTTGAAGCACAGGATGGCTACACGGGCGCAGAAGAGTCTACGGTAGAGCCAGAGCTAGAGGCTATGTTTGCAGCGGTTGTTGAAGTTGCAGAAGACATACCGGAGACAGTGCCGGAGCCAGTCAAGCGTGCTACCAATAAAGTAAAACCTCCCAAAGTAGAGATGGATTTAGCCTCTGTTATTGATAAATGGGCATCGGACGGCAGCTAATGAGCTACGGGTATACAACACGCGTAAGCAATCTTAACAAGCAGGCTAACAGAGCCTCACTGGGTGTGAAACTAGGCCGGGTATGTATAAAGCAGGACATATCCGTTGCCGAGGTTGCCACCCAGCTTGGGGTTAGCAGGCAGACAGTTTACAACTGGTTTGTTGGTACACACGTGCCACATGCTGACTTGGACGATGCTGTTAGAAGCTTGCTTACGTCATACAGACAATAGCTTTAACTTTTTACTTTTAACCGAGACTACTTGGGGGTAGTGTGCCCCCGGAAAATAATAATATGGATAGCATTGACCTCATACAGCATGTTGTACCGCCCGGAGGGTGGTACTGTGCAGTTGGGATTAATCCGCGCATAAAGGACGACCTCAAGCAAGAAATGACAGACAGCTTGGGGGGGTTACGTAGCATATTTGAAAAGTATAGTGCAGAAGACAGGAACGTTTATTTTGCTCTTGCCAAATTTAAGTCTAAGGATGGCAAGCGAAAAGCTACAAATGTTGCAACGTTAAAAGCATTATGGCTGGACATTGATCGCGGCCCGGATAAACCAACGCAGATAGAACCGAGTACAGGACTCCCCAAGGGATACGCTACGCAAGCGGAAGGATTGGCGGAGCTAAGGAAGTTCCAAGACGTACTAGATTTCCCAGACCCTACCATTGTTAACTCAGGTAATGGATGGCATATCTATTGGGCTTTCACAGAAGAAGTGTCAGCAGCTGCATGGAAACCTGTAGCAGCACGACTTAAAGAAGTATGTGCGAAGCAAAAGTTCTTAGCTGACCCACGCGTGTTTGATGTGTCTCGCGTGCTTCGGCCCCCCGGGACTTTAAACCTTAAGTATGATCCCCCCAGTGCTGTAGTTGTAGAAGACGTACAACCTCCTGTTGAGTTTGAAGTGTTGCAGGAACTTCTGGGTATTGAAGCAGGTGTAGAGGAGGTGGATACGCATTCTGCTACGCCTCCCTTGCTCCCTAATAACTTGTCCAAAAACTACGCCAAAAGCTTTGACAGGTTGATGACGCGCACCGATGGGTGCTTACAGCTATGGGACTGCTATGAGAATAGAGCAACCCTTGCAGAGCCACGCTGGTTCAATGCGCTCTCTATAGCTCAGCATTGTGATGACCGTGATACAGCTATACAGAAAATATCCCGAGGGCATCCTGATTACAGCGCTGCAGCAGTAGTGAGAAAAGCTAGCTCTATTGAGTGGCCTCACTCCTGTGAAAGTTTTGCAAGCAACAACCCAACGGGCTGTAAAAACTGTAAGCATCAGGGGGTTATAAAGAACCCCATTGTTCTAGCAATGAACGTAGAAGCAGACGAGCTATTAGAGGTTGAACTGACCCAAGCAGAAGGGGGAACAGTCCCTTTTAAAGTGCCCCCATACCCACCGGGTTACATACGCGGTAAGCCTAACGGTGGTATATACAAAGAGAACGTGGGGGAAGAATCTGGACCACCTAAGTTAGTGTATGCCTATGACTTTTACATAGTGAAGCGCATGCAAGACCCAGAGCTTGGTCTTGTAGCTGTGTTCCACTTGATAACACCCCAAGATGGGCTGCGCGAATTTGTCGTAGCTAACAACAAGCTCACAGATAGCATGTCTGTACGTAGGGAAATTTCTACGCACGGTGTGCTAACTAACTCTTCCGGCTATGTGCTTCTGACAGAATACATCATAGCCTCTCTTATACACCTGCAGGACAACGTGAGGTACGAAACAATGCGAGTACAATTTGGATGGGCCGACAACTTCAGAAAATTTATTGTGGGAGAGCGAGAGATCACTGCAGATGGGGTATACCATTCTCCTGCTGCAAGCGTAACTCAAGAGCTTGCTCAGTACTTTCAGCCGTCTGGCTCCTTGGAGAAGTGGAGTGAGGTGTTTAACTTATATAACAAAGAAGGCATGGAGGTGCAGGCTTTTGCTGCACTCACCGGGTTTGGCGCACCATTGCTTTCTTTTACCGGGCAGAAGGGCGCACTTATAAACCTGATACACGGTGAGTCAGGGGCAGGTAAAACAACGGTGCTTAGGGTAGCCAATAGCGTGTGTGGGCACCCCGAGAGTCTGCTAGGAACGCCTAACGATACTGCTCCTGCAAAGATAACTAAGCTGGGCCTGCTAAATAGTGTTGTAAATACTATGGATGAAATGACCAACTTGTCTGCCAAGGCTATTTCTAGTTTTGCTTATGCCGTATCGCAGGGCAAAGGTAATGATAAAGCTGACCCAAAAGAAAACAAGTTACGTAGGAACAGCACTAGCTGGCGTACCATCTGCCTTACCTCCTCCAATGCTTCCTTCTACCAAAAGCTGGGTACACTGAAAGATAACCCGGACGGGGAGATGATGCGGATACTAGAGTTCCACGTAGGTTATGTAGACACAGATATTATTAGCTTAGAAGAGGCGAAAGAAATGTTTGATCACCAACTGGACGAGAATTATGGGCATGCCATTGTCCCCTTTATGCATTACGTAATTCCTAATTTGGAAGCAGTGAAAAAATTAGTTCGTGCTACACAGAGCAAGATAGACACAGAGCTGCGGCTCACTGGGCGAGAACGCAACTGGTCTGCAGTTATCTCCGCAAATTTTGCAGCAGGTGTTATAGCCCACGAGCTGGGGCTTATAGACTTTAATATGGAGCGTATCTACAAAGTAGTTGCCCCGTTACTTTTAGACATGAAGCACGACACAACAGCTCCTCTGGGTGTACCGTCTGCAACCATCGGTGACTTTATTATTCGGCACATTGACAATACCCTTGTGACGAATGGGGCTGTTGATGGGAGGTTTGCTAAGCCTATTGCCCCGGATATGCTGCCACGCGGCGAACTTGTTATACGGTTTGAGCAGGACACCAAGCGCATGTTTATCCCTGTACGCAAACTTAGGGATGACTGCATGGACTCTCAGACAGATTACAAAACACTCATCAAAGAACTAACAGCCTCAGGTGTGTGCGTGGGGACGGACGGCAAACGCCTATCCAAGGGCATGAAAATAATATCACCCAGTGTGCGGTGCGTTATACTTGACACCTCCCACCCTGATTTTTTAGACATGGAATCTATTACCGCTAGGGGGGAGCAAGACACAGACAATGGAAGTGGAGAAGATAACGTATCAGATAAATTGGAAGAAGTTTAAACCGGGCTTTTCTTTTTTTGTACCTGCACTAGAACCCATTAAAGCCCGTCACATAATTTTGGCAGAGGCAAAGCGGCTAAGGTACAAGGTGACTTCTAAGATTACTATAGAAGATAGCGTGCGCGGTGTACGGGTATGGAGAGTGGCATAGCTACCGTGGGGCGGGCCGGAGAGGACCCAGCTGGCTCACCGGAGTTTTATCATCTACCTTTAACCCTCGATTTTGGTCAAGCCTAGTATCGTTGGCTTCTTTTAAAATATCGGCCATATTTTCTATTGCATGTGCAGGGTACTCGTTGTTGAACTGAATCAAGTCTGCCTCGGATTGATTTGTTTGCGCGGATATGGTTTCTGCTCTATTTCCGTACATATCTGCTCTTGCAAAGTCCAGCGCTTCCCTTGCTTTGGCTTGGCCTTCTAAGGCAGTTAGCAACTCCATGTTCTTCTCTTTAACCGCATTCATTACTTCAGCACGCTTCGCATCTATTTCAAACTGCATCTTGTTGAATTGGTACTCAAGGTCACGAGTTTGCACTTGCTTCGTACTGGAGAAGCCAAGAGCTTGCGCTACTACCTTGTTCCATGTGAAGTATGCTCGGTCAAACCCGTCTCGTGCTATGAATTCTCTTTTGGGTATCCACCCATCGGTGCTTAACTCATAGGCTTTAAGTGCCCCACGCGCTATGGCGGGCGTTGCTTTTTGTAGCGCGATGTTCCAATCCCTAGGAGAGTCGGCCAGCACCATTTCTTGTGCTGATTGAGTCATACTTATTGCCATACCACCCGTAGGACCAGAAAGTTTGAAGAACTGCCCTTCTACTTTATCTTGAGCATCTTCTCTGCGGGTATCATCCCTAAACAGCAAGGCGTTAAGAGAAACCCTTGGGCTAATGTTTATATCAGTAAGTGCAGAAATTGGTCCTACCTCAATACCTCTAGCCAATAGGTCTGCTTGCTCCGGTGTAAGCTTCAGCCACCTAGCCAAAGAACTTCCCTCGCCAAAGTACTGTGGGATAAAGTAATGTCTGAACCAATACTCCAAATCTACCGTACTAAAAGGGTTGGAGTAATCTTCCGCTACTCCGTCCGTATACCACCGCTCTTTTTCTTCCTCATCTGCATCTTCAAAGTCCGGACGCGCCGCATCTCGTGCAGCAGTCATAACAGCCATAACCCCAGAAAAACTTACTAACCCCAACCCCAACCCGGTTACACCCGCGTACAAAAAAGTCCTAGCCAAGATACCAAAAACTACTTGAGCAGCTTGCCGTCTGGTCCTCCCGTCAGGTAGACCCACCAATATCCCAATCACGTTTCTGGTAAGTAGGTTCACCATTGCTAGGGGGTACGTATAAAACTGTCCGGGTATTCGGAACGTTCGCATCCATTTAGGTTTGTTGTAGGAACTGTAATCAAACAAAGCTTCCATCATTAGATCGTGCGCTTGTCGTGCCGCTGGACCTGCTGCCTCCGATGCTGACATTCCTTCTCTTTTTAACTTAGCAAAAGATAATTCAAACGCAGACATAAACATTATCTCTCTAGTTGTACGCTCACCGTGATGAAACGCAAAAGAGGAGATCATTAACGCCGTGTTCATTCCGTTCTTTATTGGTACAATAAATTTTTTAAACTGTGAGTCACTAGCGCTTGCTTTATCGTTGATTGAGATTTGACTGCGTTCTGTAAGGTCACCGGCATAAGTTTCCATGAACGAGTTTAAAGATTCTGCATAGTCGAATGCATACTCCAAGAATACTCTGTCCGGACTGTTAGCAAAGTATGCACTGTTACGCATGCTAAGCTGCCCTGTGTCTACCGTTACACTGCCATCTGGGTTGGTTACTGCGGTGTTTCTACTAAACTTGTTATACATGGTAAGCAAGTACCGCGTTTGCACCGCTTGTGTTCTTAGAAACCCAAAGTCACGCGCCAGTATAGTCGTTCCTACAATGTGTATTTGCGTCATGTTAACAATAGCTGAAGCAGGAGCAGTCAGCATGAACACAAACACAGCAGACGTGCCGAAAGATTGTATGAGGCTCGTCATATCTCTAGGGTCTGTACTCATTGCGCTTTTAGTGCGCTCAGCGAAAACGTCTACCCACACTGTGTTCCGTTCTTGCCAAACGCTTTTATCTAATTCAGCGTAAGCTTGCTCTGTTGCTCTCTGCAATTTCCCATTGTATTTAAGCCTAGCTAATTGGTTTGCCCGGGATAATTGTGTAGATACAAAGTTCCGCAATACATCGTTGCTAAATCCAGCTATGCCCTTTCTATGTATTAGCCCTCTACGCAAATCTGCAGTAGGCAAAGTCTGTATGTACATCTGGTACACGCTATCTTTAAGCGTTTCAACTTCTGTAGAGTTTAGCCCAGTTTGTGTTGGTCCACTCGCAGTTGAATCTAGCAAATCAAATATGTCTTTTAGAAGTTCCCCCGAGCCTTGGTTCTGTTCTACTTCCATGCGAGTAGGGTCTGTAGTGTTGCCCCTTTGAATCGTACCGTCTTCTTCAAGGGAGTCACGACGGCGTGCCGTTTCTTCAGGAGTGGTTGTCCCCCATAACTTTCGGATTTGCTGATCTACATACACGTTTCGTTCGCGCATGGTTGCAAAGGTGCGGAATATTCGGAATTCTGATCCGGTTTGTCCTTTTCCAGCTTTCTTTATCCCCGCGTAATAATCCCCGTACCGCATAAGGGGGAAGTACACTTCTATTAGGTTGGACTCGGCAAACATAGCATCTAGCCGCTTTAAAATTTCTTTCTCTTTGTCCTTGTCTTTTAAGTTTCTATCTTTTATTTCCTGCACAGTCAGCGTTTGAAATTCTTTCAAGTTATCTTTGTACTTTTTGTGGGCCATCTTGTACAGCCGCACACTTTCCTGCCCACCATTCTCTTTTTCTTGCAGTCGATTCCATCCCCCTACTAACACACCATCGACTGCAGCGCCTTCGTATCCTTCCCGGATGATGTTCG